TGGTACTCTAAAGTTGATAAAAAGACAGGAGAGATAGAAGATAAAAAGGTTCGTATTGCTGAAACACTTAAGGAATCATTTTGGAAACCTGTCTTTGCTAATACAGACTTTAAAGAATTTCTAAAACGTAAGTATGAAATTGGCCATGCCGATATGATTAAAGTCTCACACCTAGAAGAAGGTTGGGATGATGAAGATTGAGACATTAATCTTACGTAACTTAATGTTGAATGAGGATTATACTAGAAGTGTAATCCCTCATATACAACTCAGATATTTTGAAGAACCTTATAGGGCTGTCTTTAATGAGATAGTTAAATTCGTTAATAAATTTTCTAAGCTACCAAGTGCCGATGCACTATCAATTGAACTTAGAAATAATCCAAAGATTGGTTCAGATTCTTTAGCTCTTATTCCTGAAATTAGTGTTCAAAAAGGTGAGCAAACTGTTGAATGGTTAATAGAACATACAGAAAAATGGTGCCAAGATAGAGCAATTTATTTAGCAATCATGGACTCTATTAATATTATAGAGGGCAAACATGATACATTAGATAAGAATGCATTACCCGAAGTATTATCTGAAGCTCTTCAAGTTAACTTTGACTTAAGGGTTGGGCATGATTATGTTGATGATTCAGATGCTAGGTATGAATTTTACCATAGAGCAGAGGAACATCTACCATTTGACTTAGTAAAATTTAATGAGATAACCAAAGGAGGCTTAGTTAATAAGTCACTGAACGTGGCTCTGGCAGGTACTGGTGTAGGTAAATCACTATTTATGTGTCATATAGCAGCCGGTGCTTTAACCCAAATGAAGAATGTTTTATATATTACTTTAGAAATGGCTGAGGAACGGATTGCTGAGAGAATAGATGCTAACCTTATGAACGTACCTCTTGACCAGTTAGAAAATTTGTCAAAGGATATGTTTGATAAGAAGATGCATAAGCTAACCGATAAAGGTGTAGGCAAATTAATTGTCAAAGAGTATCCCACAGGAGCGGCAAGTGCTATTCACTTTAGGGCATTACTAAAAGAATTAAAAATTAAAAGAGACTTTAAACCTGATATAATTTGCATAGATTATTTAAATATATGTGCAAGTTCACGTATGAAGGCTCTTGGTGGAGCAATAAATTCATATACTTATGTGAAAGCAATTGCTGAGGAATTGCGTGGCATGGCAGTAGAGTACAATTTACCTATTGTTACTGCCACACAAACTACTAGAGGTGGATTTGCCAGTTCAGATATTGGACTTGAAGATACATCTGAATCATTTGGTCTACCAGCAACGGCAGACTTAATGTTTGCTATTATATCTACTGATGAGTTAGAAGATTTAAATCAGTTAATGATTAAACAATTAAAGAATAGATATAATGACCCAACAGGTAAAAATAAAAAGTTTGTTGTTGGAGTTGATAGAGCTAAAATGAGATTATATGATGTGGAAGATACCGCACAAACTTTAAATGTAAGGGATGACCCACCAGTGATAAATAAATATGAGGACTTTAAACATGAGTAATTACCAAAACGTAAATTCTATTTCACCACAAGTTTGGGGACAGCGATATAGAGATTTAGCAAAAGAAATATCCACATGGTCTAAAGACCCAAGCACTAAAGTTGGTGCAGTAGTTATTGGTAAAAGTGGCCAAGTATTAACTCAAGGCTATAATGGTTTCCCAAGAAGGATACGTGATACTGAAGATAGATGGGCTGATAGGGAAAGAAAATATGAATTAGTTGTTCATGCAGAGATGAATGCTATATATAATGCTTCTCTTACTGGTGTATCTTTAAAAGGTTCAACATTATATGTCTATGGATTACCTATTTGTAATGAATGTGCTAAGGGTATTATTCAAGTTGGAATTAAAAAGGTCATTGCCACAAGACCACAGATATATAATTCTCAATGGGATAAATCAAATAAATTGGCTGAAGCTATTTTTGCAGAGGCTGAAGTAATGTATTTAGTAGATGTAGAAGATGAGTAAACTATCAGACAATGCAAAATATAAAGGATATAAGTATAAGAAATTCTGGGATGGATTGCCAGAGGTTGTCCATAGTGAAGATAATCCTCATGACTATGTTGATTTATTTAAAAAATTAAATCCTGTTGACCCTAAGACAGGTCACCCAAAGGAGGATGATAATGAATGAACCAAAACCAGGACCGTTAAAATCGGCATTTGAAACAAGTACCAAAGGTGTTTTATATCAAGAACTAATAACATATAAAATTAACCTTAATGGTATGTTGACCAAAGAAACAGTTACACGAAGATTTAAGCATGATGGAAATTACCATGATACTACACATCACTTGCCTTTGGTGAAGATGGATGAGTAAAACATTAATACCACACGTTAAATATAAAAGGGACCATAATAAAAATATAATCTCTAAAAAACGTTTAAGTCATGGTACATTTAGATGTAAGCGTCATCCAAATTCTAAGAGGTGTATAAGTGGACATCGATGATACAAAGGAATGGATAGCAACAATAATAATATTACCAATATTTATAGTTGGTTTTATAGTATTGTATGTTATGATGGTAGTTACTTCTTTAGTGGCAATGGCAATTGATTGGTGGGTAGCAATACCATACCAAAGAAGGAATGGCAAAAAGAAAACCTAAATTTATTCCATTTAATAGATGGACGTTTGTAGACCAACATGGTAGAGATGATGACCATTGGTATATTAGATTAGAGGGTGGAGAGTATCATGATGTGATTTATAGATATGAATCTATAAAGCTTAATGAAGAAACTCAATCTATAAATTTTGATTATGAGGTGGTAGATTATCCAACTATGGATGACCCTCATGGTAAACCCCAGTTTAATCAAGCCGTAGGAGATATATTAAAAAGCATCTTAGATGATGCTATGGAGAAACAGGACTTTATATTAGGTCCTAAAAAGTAATGAATATTAAAGAAACACTGACAATATTGTCAGAAGAGGCAGCTGAAGTTAGCCAAGCAACTGCAAAATTAATTAGATTTGGCCCGTATGATGAACAAAATGTCGCTAAATTAGAAAAAGAATTAGGCGATTTAATGGCCGTAATGATGATTCTTGAATATTATGGATATGTTAAGTTTGGTAATATCCATGATAATATAGAACCTAAGCTGCAAAAGCTGAAAAAATATAGTAAGATTAGAAATCTGAATAAAATCATTAAAAATCTTTAAAGATATAAATAGCTTTATATCTAATATTATATAAGGTTTTTAATGCAGTCTTTTCAAAATCACATAGATGAGGCACAAGCTCTCAAATTTTATAACCTGCTTCCTAAGAAAGTAAGGCACACTATTAATAGAATCAAAAATAGAGATAAGTATAAAGCCGCCTTGCTTATGATAAAAGCATTAAGAAGAGACCCTGATATTATATCAAGAGGTCTAACTCCAAATAGGATTCAAGGTATTGCTGCTGATTATTTTGGTTTAAATCATAGAGAATTATCAAAGGTATTAAATCGCCAAACCAGATATGAAGATGTAGATGAGATAGATGAGGCCTATTCAATTCAATATACAAGTCCTAAAGATATTAAACACATACCTTATTCTGCTGCACAATTAAAAGATATTGATAAGTTATATAAAAAAACCTTACCAATGCATTCAATACCTTTAATATTTGATACCTCTTCTTCGGTTTCTAAAAAAGGTATTCCCGATGGGAAGATTAAAGTTCAGACTGCTATATTTAAAAATATTAAGCCAGCAGATTATCCTACTTTAGTAGGTCCATCAGGTAAAGGTACACTTCTTATTAAAGGTACTGGCTCAGGTAGTGATAAAAAAGCTGAAGTATTAAGAATGTTTGGTATTAAAAACAATACAGACTTTTTAGAATTCTTCCAAGCAATTGGATTATTCATACCAAATAAATTAACCCCAGCTACATTCAAAAAAGATTTACTTGCTTTAGAAGGTACGATTTCTGGTGATTTTTCCATCCGTAGTTTTGTTCCTGATTATGAAAAATTTATTATTTACCTTGATGCAGATAAAGAAATTGGTGCTGATGTTATATCTTTAGTTAATGGAAGTTATTTTTGGCGTAAAGATGCTGGAGTTACTAGGCCTTATGTAATTTGGACAGGTATTAAAAAATATTATGGTTTAATGAGAAGCAAAGAAGGTATAGAAGGTGTTATTAAAGAGAACACAGCAGATTGTGTTCTTATTGATGGCACATATGCAGAATTAGAGAAAGCATTGGGAAGTGATATTCAAATTGATATGAATGAAACCACTGGCAAATTGACATGCGGTGATGTGTCATGGTATCAAATATCTTTAAAACTTGGTGAAGGTAGCGCTAGACTTGGTAAAATTACAAAGCTTCTTACAGGTGCTTACCCAGTTGATGGAGAAGTTCAAAACACTTTAACTAGAGCTGGCATTGATGTAAAATGGTTTAAAGAAAATTTAGAATTGAATAATGAATTTGAACAATTATTACAAGAAGGATTTTTTGGAAATACTGTTAAAAGAATGCAAAAAGCTGGTGCTGATGTTTTTAAAAAATTTAAAGTAGCTGCTGTTGCTGTATTAAAATATTGGAAAAAGCTTCTAGGATTTATGAAGAAGCTTGTGAAATTCCATGAAAAATCTACAATGAAAGAAATTCAAAAAATAACTAGAGGTAGCAAATTCCTTGGTGAAGGATATATTGCAGAAGATGTGATGAATGAAATGTCTCAAAATGCAATGTTTAATGCTATTGTTAATGATAAGGGTAGAAGAAACTCTCCTAATACAAAATTTACAAATCTTCTTAATACACGTTTTAATGATATTATAAAAAATAAAGATAGTGAATATATTTCTGTAAATTTTGAAAAAGCTGCATTTGAGATTAGTGATGAAACAATTAATTTTTTAATAGGTAATTGCATATCATTTCCAATTATTCAAGCTATTATTGATGATGTAAAAAGTAATGGTATTGAAGTTGTTAATAACTTAGCTAAAACTATGTCTATGGGAGATACTAATTTGCCGGTTGTTAAGGTATATGGTAATCCAGATAAAGCTGATACTGAAGTTATTACTGTTGGTAAACTCACTCAAAAGAATCCAATGTTAGGTGACAAACAAATTAAAG